GTTAATATCTTCTTGGTCTGAGAATCTAATAAACATATTGTCTTGTGTAGATGTGGTTCCAATAGTTGTCTCTGTTCCAAAGAATACTAAGTGACGATCCGGTGTAGATACAATCATATGTCTTGATGCAGTAGGTGCACCTGATATAATTGCTGCTCTTGTTTCTGTTGCGTTAGATAAACTTGAGTCCCAAGAAAAACACGCACCATCATGTATTAAACAAATTGCTTTATCACCAAAATTATCTAGTGACCACATTCCTGGTTCAAGCACTAAGTCTCCTGATGCAGCTTCACCCCATGCAACATAATCAGTTGAGTTTGTAACTGTAGCTCCATCAGAGTGTGCAGACCTTGTAGAATTTCTAACTGCTCTTGTAATTCCTGTTAAATTATTTCCAGAAACACCTGTATAAGATATTTCTTCATTACCAACTTGTATAAAATTAGTTCCTGAACTTGGAAACTGTGAAGCGTCTGTTAAAGTTATAGAAGTTCCTGATCCACCTGTTCCTGCAGTATCATCTAATAATGCACCATTTAAAGTTGTTGTAAAAGCACCTACTTCTACACCACTCCAAGTTCCTAACCCATAACCAAAACCTTTAGCTTGCACTGCTGGTCCAACTGGATAATAGTGTTGTACTCTAATACCTCCTGATGTAGTTGCACCAGATCCTGTTTCGTTTGATGGCATAGTGATAGTTATAGTTGTGCTTGATGGTACAGTCGTTACCATAAATTTTTTATCATCAAAATCAGATGCGCTATAATCAGAATCAGTTATTGCAGAAAAGTTATCTAACAATACTATATCTTGTGCAGATATACCGTGGTCACTACTAAAAGTTATTGTAACAGTTGGTGATCCATTAGTTGTGGTGAATGCACTTGTAAGCGTTGTTGTAGATTTAATTGGATGTATGTCATAAAATACACCACCTGAATATGCATATAAAATTCTATTTGTTCCTATGATAGAATATTTTCTACCTAAACTATTTACATAATGATGAAGACCACGACCAGCACCTGTTAAATTACTTTCACCTAATTGTTTCCAACCACCTATCTTTTCAGGAGAACCGTATCTAAATCTAACGTTATCACAATTGACCCACTGTCCTTCTGCCGTGGTTTCTGATATTTGTTTATTTATACCTGGTTGAAAACCTATTTTTTGTAACATAAAAATCCTATAATAATCAGGCAGGAGATGGTGTGGTGGAATCTCCCGCCAGATTATTATTCTACAATATTATTTAGGTAATTTAAAGCCTTTAAACCAAGCTGGCAATCCAATAAATGGTCTTGTATCATACAAATTTTGTTTTGCTGTTTTAGCATTTGCTTTATTATAATGCAAAAATACTTGCCCACAATTTTTACCAGTAAACTCTTCTCTCCAATGTTCTAAATCACAACCAGAATATATTAACATATCACCTGGTTTAAGATCTATTTTTATTCCTGCTTGACCTTTATTACCTGTTGGATCTAAATAGATTGGCCAATTATCTCCACCTAAATTTAACGTTGTAGATATTTCACAAGAATACCTATCTTTGTGTCTAGCCAATACATCACCTGGTTTATATATTCTTGCATAAGAATAAGTTTCTGATAATTTTAATCCTGTGTGTTTTTCCATAACAGGTTTTACTTTTTGTAATAAAGTTTCCATAACAAGATCACTATAATGTGAGTAAGTATTAGGAACTTGTGGATCTGACCATGTTCCAAAATATTCTGTAAATGGAGAAATATATCTTTGATCAAATAAAAATTTAGCTACTCTTTGTTTATTTAAAAAATAAGAATAACAAAAATCTGCCATCTCTTTAGATATTGCATTTTTTAAAACACTGTATTTATTTTTTTTGAACGACATTAAGTACTCCTTTTGGTATTGCCTGACAGTTCCAATGTATAAATCTAAACGGTTCATAACCCATATCAACAATATATTGATGCGGCATATATGATGGAAAGAATATCATTCGACCTGGTTTTACTTTATAGCTTATTTGTGATGATGCATAAGTTACTTTTGT